ACTTGTTCACCATTAACTTGTAATGCTACACCCATATTATTAATTCCATTTAAGTCAGTTACACTATAAGCAGCTATATATGTAATGATTCCTTTAGAATTTTTAGAGAAGAATGGTTTATCGTTTTGCATCATAAGTTCTACAGGGAATCTTAATCCGTCTGCAGAATATGGGTTACCTGCTAAAACTTTAATCTTATCTTCAGTTATATTTCCGTTTGTATCTTTTAAACCAGTCACTTGTACAAGTATAGCTACATCTTGGTCACCAGTTTCATATCCCATAGAGTCTGTATTTTCAAATAACTTTTTACCAGCTCTGTAAGCTCCAGTAGGAACGAATTTAACTCTGAAGTCAACTTGTGAAGGAGCATCAGCTTCAGGTTCAGGAGCAGCTGGTGCTGTTTCAGTTTCTGTAGCTGGTACAGTTGGTGTAGGTGGTACTACTTCAGACTCACTTATTCCACCTGTAATATGATTTTCTTCTTCATGAGTTTCGTGAGCTTCTTCAGTATGAGAATTATCTTCAGGGTTTCCTTCATGAGTTCCTTCTTCCTCTTCTTCAGAATGAGGAGTTTCAGCAACTACTTCTTCATCAACATATCCAAGCTCTGTAAACTTTGCGAATAATTCATGAGTAAGAAGTACAGGTGGGTCAACGTTGTGTATCATTATATCAAGTTTACCACTTGCTTGTGCAGCAATTATTTTGTCCATTCCAACCCATACAGGATTTACTATTGGAATAGGATAGCTAAGTCCATAACCAAACGTTTTAAGGTTACTGTGTTCTTTATTAGTTGCAGTTATTAGCAACTGATACATATTTGTATTATTCATATCTATTATTTACCTCCTAATTTATTATAATTGATATTCTGGTTCTTTTTCCTGATGTTCTATTATTGCTATAGTATCTTTATTATCTCTATAAAGTCCTATATCTAAGCAATGAACTATTTCAGGAATAGTTATAAAAGCCATTATAAAATCCATATTAAACCTCCATAGCGTCATCTAGTAAATATGATGGGTCACGTTGAGACCCTTCTATTGCATTTCTTAATAAGTATAATACTATAGGCATAAGCATATAATATTCCAAAGTATTTTCTATAACTATCTCATTGCATATATCCAATATCTCTTTTGGATTTTCTATTATATCTTGAATATGTGCAATAATAGAACTATTGGCGTCTAGCTTCTTTTCAAATGCTTTCTTGAAATTATCTATCTCAGACTTTCTAACATTTGACGGTTTGTTATTTGAGTTTTTAATAATATACTCAGCTGTCTTATCAGACGGTAGTCCAACACACATAACAACCGTATCAGGACGCTTATAGATATTAAGAGCAGTCATATACCTATCAGCAGGAAACCACTTCATGAGAGTTAAATACTTTCCATCTTCATCGAAATACTCAGGTTTAAATCTCATAAATAAACCTAAAAAAGAAGTTAAATCATCATATATCAAATCAGCATACATAGAATCTTCAAAAGAAAAAGGTGTCATATCCTCATGAGTTAGTATGAGCTCCTGAGAATAAGTCTTTGTAAACTCATACATTATAGGACGAAGTCTTCTTTGAAATTCAACTACAAGTGGAGAATAATAAATCATATCTATTGGATGCTCAGGATTATCCTCACATACATGTGAATGCAGAAGTAAGTTATTTGTATCATCATAAAAGATTTCTAAATACTCTCTATTAAGTTTACCAAATACAGCAACTAATCTTTTTATATACGCTATAGTACCTATATCTAAAAGTGAAGCTTTATTATCTCCAACATTTGTAAGTACAAAATCATACTCATTTACACACTGCTTATCAAGTTGTGTAAACTTTTCTGGCTCTTTACTTAAAGCAGCATAGTATGTATACCTAAGTCTATAGTGTGGGTCTTGTAATACATTTGTAGGGTCAGCTACTGTAACCTTAAATAATAAAGTAGGTCCAGAAGGTATAGCTATTATAAGGAAGTCTCCAGTAAGCGGATTAAATGATGAAGGTATAAGCCCTTCATTATCAAGCTCTATGGTTATTCCTTTAATATCTGTCTTTCTAGTTTCCCTATTAAATTCTTTAAAGGCGTATATCGGTACGTTGTTAATCTTACTATATCTAACAGGAGATTTCTCTGATATAAAATCATTTACTTGTCCCATACCTTTTGATACAGTAGAGTCAGCATTTGATATATTATAATATGTACAGAAAATAGGTTTTGATTCCATTCTTCTTATATTATTTTTGTAATAACCCCTATTCTGATTTGCTAGAAGTTTATTGGTTGTGTCTACGGTTTTATCGTATAAATTACCCAACTAAAGACACCTCCTTTATTTGTGAAATATCTATAAAGGTGTTCGTTACCCCCAAAAACACCCCTTTAGTTAAATAATTTAATAACATAAGGAGGAAATTAAATGGATAATTTAATCTTATACGATGGTCTATACCAAGCTGAAGTTAATGAATTTGCGTATGCTGAAGCTGAGCTTACGGTATCTCACCATAATATAGAAAATATGTTTTATGATATATTAGATGCAATTCGTGAACCTGCATACAGATTATATGCCGAAGCTGATGATAGTGATGATGATGCACCTAAACAAAGCATATTTAGAAAAATCGGGTCAATGTTTAAAAAATTCTGGAGAGCCATAATTGACTTCATCAAAAAGGTATTCAAGAAAGTTTTAGAAATATTAGCAAAACCTTTTGGTTTTAAAATGAAAAAGTCAGAAAATGATTCTACTGCTGGAAGTGGTGGAGGAAGTACAACTCGTACTGCGAGTCCTGCTGATACTAAAATAGAAAAGGTGGGAAGTTCAGGATATACAGCTTTACAAGAGCTAACTGAATTCAGAAAAGTTGTGACATCTTATATAAAGACACATCACAATATCGAAAAGAGTGAACTTCTTAAAGAAGGGTATATTGTTAGTAATAACACTACAGAAAAGATAAGTTTGGATAGACTAGAAACTTTAGCTGATGTTAAATCATACATGGATGAAATGGAAGATGATATGGATATAATAGTAGACTTTTTTGACAAACTTGCAAATTTTGATGAAAAGTCGAGTCTTGAAGATTTATCAAAAATACAAGCAGATGTTACAGGTCTTTTAGAAGAGGCTAGAATACATAAAGCTTTAAGTTTTAAATTTGAAGTAGCCGGTAAAGAAGCTGATGTTAAAAAAGCTGTGGCTAACGTTGGAGCAGCTAGTGTCACACTATCCAATATAATAACAGCTTCAAGACAAGTTGCTAATTTAGCTGATGAATTAGAAAAGAATAAGTATAATGATACTGAACTTGCTAGTAAACTTTCAAGCACAATGCAAACTATAATGTCTAATAGTATATATGATAAGATTGATAGTAAAGTTACAGGATATATAGATGATACTTGTAAAGTATACGGATTCCCAGCTAAAACTGCTGTAGGTATCGCTCCTGTATGTTTTGCTTCATCTTTTGGTAAAACTGCTATCGGTAATATAATAAAAGAGGAAGAATTTGCAAAACTGGCTGAAGCTATACCAGAAGTTAAAGCTTATAACGATTTTAAAGTTGAAAATTATAGCGGAAATGCTGAGAAGATTCGTGGAAAAATTTTAGATGATAACTTCATGAAAGATGCTGCTAAAATTGTTGACATTAAACCGGGTTATAAATTAGCAGACATAAGACTTAATCTTACAGGAGTATCGACATTTACTAAGGGCTATAAAGCTAAGCAAAATATACTATATAAAGATATAGTATTAGATGTATTAAGAACTTCTATAAACCATCTAACAAAAATAGAAACTGAGTATAATTCAAATGATGATAAAAAGGTTAATAATAGATTTAAGTCTATTAAAGATGGAACTACAAGTTCTTCATCAGCTACAGTTAAAGATATGATTACTGGTGCTTCACAATGTCTTAAATCAGCTATCGCTCAAATAGCACCACTTACAAATTATATGACAAGACTTGATAGCGTATGTGTATCGGCTCCATACATATATGAAAGTATACATATTGGTAATACTATGTGTATATTATGGGATAGAGTGTGCTACTATAAAGACTTCTTAGAAAAACAGCTTAAAGACAATGATAAACTAAAAGAAGATTTAGGTGATGATAAAGCTAAGGTTGAAGCGTCATTGAAACAATTATTTAAAACATTTGATACACTTATGTCTGGTTCATTAAAAGAGAAATATTAAAATTAATACTCTCCCGTTATGGGAGAGTATTTTGTTTATCTTTTTATTTCTATAGAGTAGTCATCTTTTGTATATGTCATATAATCATCAGGGACAGAGTTTATACCTAACGCAATACATATATCAAGTATGTCTTCTTGTAAAGCTTTAAATATAGGATGTGTTTTATTTTCAATTTGTTTACCAAATATTTGTATAGATAAAGTTATAAATGACATAACCGCCATATTCTCTTTAAGCATCTCTATACTTAATTTCTTTATTCTCTCTCTGAAACCCATTAACGATTCTATTTTATGCTTTTCTGCAAATTCAAATGTATTAATAGAGCTTGATGCCATTTTCTCTATTTCTTTTTGAATCTCTTTATTGTCTTCCATTAAAGCATCTATTGTCCGTTTTATTGTGTTTGTATCCCTATTCCCCTTTTTAAACAGTTCTACTATATTATTCACTGTACGTAGCCAGTTCATATCGCGGTCACTATAATCTGGTATTATTCTTACACTTCTACCAATAGACTCTATAGATTTAACCTTAAACATTCTATCATCCAGAACTTCTTTACTAGACAAAACTTTAGATAATACCGGTGTAACATCCGAGAAAAGTTTATCAACCGTAGGACGATATTGTATAGTCTCGCAAACTATTTTATTTGTAATTCCTTCTCCTCTACTAAAAGATGACGCACTGTTGGGCTTTTCAAATAAGTTTTTTATAGCATCTTTGATACGATAACACACCTGATTATTCTTAACAAATTCACCATCAGCATTTTTAAAATCATCCAGTACATCCTTTGTTAATTTTTCTATCAGTTCTTCAGATGTTGTGATGTTAGACATATCGCTATTGCTACTATTTGCTATAGCTTTAACAGCATATGTTATTCCTGTAACAGCAGCGAGTACATCTGTATAACGCACAAGACATGCAGAAAATGCTCCAGCTCCAGCACGGTTGTCATCCGAAAAATAGTTTCTTCTTAAATCCTCAAGAAATCTTCTATCTCTACTTAGATAAAATAAAGGTTTTTTCTTTAAGATTTCGCTATATGTACCCTTAGAAGATATGACTCTTTTGTCATTGCGTATACATTCATTAAGTGTATTAATTACAGTTCTTTCTAAAGTTTTTGGTATAGATATACTAACTTCTAACTCTGGGTCATTCATATCAACCGTAACTTCATTAGATATAATTCTAGCAATCGCACTTCTTATATCTTTCATACTCTTTTCTTCTTTTAAAGGTTTCTTATCGGCTTGTATTTTCATTTCTTCTACAGCCTTTAGTATTTCTGTATCTGGTACAGTTTTAACTGATGATACTTCTTCTATAACTTTCTGAATTTCTTCAGCTTTCGATTCAGCAACTTTAACCTCATTTGGTATAGTAACAGACACTGGAGTTGAGCTTCCACCCCCACCACCGCCTCCTCCACCACCAGAAGATTCTTTTTTCATAGACATCTTAATAATATAACCTACAAGTCCAACAATTATAGCTATAGCTAAACCTTTAAATCCTAGAAATAGCTTTAATATAAATGTGATAGCAGTTTTAAAGAAAGCTATTATCATTCCAATAAAACCAGCAGCTTCAGCATATACATTATACTCCATTTGCTTATCTAATAACTCTAAAGTTATATTTATATTATTAATAGCTATTTGTGACTCTGCGTAATATTGATAATCGTCAATACTCTCAAAATCATTAGCCGTGTACAAAATATTTAAACTCATTCATTTAACCTCCTAATCCAAATTAGTATCACTATCTACATCATATAGCTTACCGTATAATAGAATCTTCATCATACCATCTCCTAGAACATATTCATCATCATAGATTGATTAATTTGGTCTTGCATTCTTAACTGATCATCATTAAATTGTCTTACATTTTCTTGAATAACTTGTTGCTCAATCAGTTGATTCATTTGTTGGTGCATTTGTTGAGCTAAATTAGTAGAGTCTCCTGTACTAATATTTTTAAGGTCGTTTTCTGTAAGTCCTGCTTCTTTCAATGCAGTACCTAAAACTTCTGTACCAACAATTTCAGCTAAATCATGTTGTAAAAGTTTACACATTTCTTCAAATCCGCTATTAGGTTTCATAATATCAAACATCTTCAATACATTAAATAATGCAGTTGTTGAAGCGATAGAGTATCCTAAATAAGTATTAATATGCACTTGTCTATCTTTAGGAAGTTGCTTTTCTCCAGAAGATTTAGCTAAATCATCTGTAAGAGATTGTAACTCTTTACCTGTATCAGTTAAAACCTTTACAGTTTTCTGAACAACTTCTTTATCAAACTCGAATTTTTCATAAATTAGTTCTTGTAATAAAGTACCTAGGAAGCTAGTCATTTCAGAATATACAGCATTATTAATGATAACATCTACATTTTCAAGATGTCCGTCATTTCCAAGTACAATATTATTTACACTCATTTTCAATTCACTTAAAGACTTAGCATACGACACTTTAATATCAAACGCATCAGCCATAGCATTTAAAACTGATAAATCATTAGGAAACACTGCTCTTGGATTTCTTAATCTAGTTCTTCCTAAAAGTTTAAGAAGATTCTCGTCCGACATTTCCATATCTTTTCTCATTTGTTCATCAATCTCTTTTTCACTATATCTTCCAGCACGTTCCATTGCACCTGAACCCAACCAAGTTAAATCGTGTGCGAATTTCTCTGAAGTTTCAGCAATAACGCTAGAAGCATCTCCCATGTCATTCATACAAGATGCAATCTTCTTACCGACTTCTTCAGCTTTATCAGTATACATTGCTAATTCATATATTGATGTATTTTGTACATATAAAGATAATGCCATATATATGTCATAGTTAGTTACCGTGTCAACTGCAGCAGCATAAATCAAATCATATCCGCCATATTTATCAGAATTCACCATCTTATTTTTAAATACACTTATGTATTTATCTAGTTTCTTAAACTCAGATTTTTCAATGTATGGCATTGGGGAATTAGCTAAGAATGACGAATACGAAACTTTCTTACTAGGCGACATATCTTTTTCTAATAAAGAATTTACAGTTTTAATAGCAATCTCAACCATAGCCTTTTCTGATGGTAAAGTAACCTTTTTTAATTTAGCTAAAGTGTCTTTAGCTGATGACGAGCTTCCACCACCGCCACCTCCTCCACCGCCACCACTGACAGTAACAGCAGATGATTTCTTTGCCATTGCTACACCTAGAACTCCTATTAATAATAATAGTAACATTCCTTTTACTCCTATAAATATTTTAAGTAAGAATAATATAGCCTTTTTAACCATAGCTATAATAGCAACAAATAGTCCTCCAACAGCTTCCCCGTATACATTAGTTTCTTGCATACGCATCATATCATACAACATTTCTTGTGCGTGATATATAGCAACTTGTCCATTCATTATATCTTCTCTACATTCTATTTTTTCAAATTCTGTAAGCTCAGCTTCAGCATACATTTTACCGTAAAGTGAATTATTCTCAATCACAGTATCTAAATATAAATCTGTAAAACTCATATATTTAACCTCCGTTTTTAAAATTTTTATCTAAAATGGTGTTTGTAATAGTGTTAAACACACCGCAAATGCGGTGTGTTTATTTTCATTAAGCTTTGTTTTCATCTTCACTAGGTTTAGAAGTATCCAATTTCTTGAATTTATCTAATTTATCACAGATAGCTTTTAGAGCAGCTAATAATTTATCTAATTGGATTTTTCCCATGTTGTAAGCAGTTACAACAGCTGTAGATATATTTGTCATAAATGTAGAGTAATTAGTAGAAATATTCATAAGTTTAGAAGCAGCGTCTTTATCTGTTGTGTTTTCGCTATCGCTTTGAATTGAACTTGCATTTGATTCAGTTTCACTTAAGAATCTCTTTAAGTCATCGATAGTTTCTTTGTACACAGCTATACCTTTATCTAAAGCATCTTCTACATCATCGAAATCTAATCCACCATTAGTAAAAACATCTTTTAATAAATCTTTAGCATAATCAACAATTTCTCCACCTTTATAAGTTCTGTCATTTCCATCCCATAGTTTAGCTACGTTTTCAGCAGAAGTACCTTGTGAGTTTTTATCAAACTTAGCATTTCCTTTGTCAGCGTCTCCTATAGCACTCTTGTAGAAATGTTTACAGAAAGCATCAACATCATTAAATTCATTTCTAACTGTGTTTAAAGTAGATTCTGCTTTTTGTGCATCTTCAGCAGTTACACCTTTAACTTTAGATACATTTTTAATTGCATCTGATATTGTCTTGATTGTGTGATTATCCTTTAAATCTCTATTAAGTAATGACTTCGTTGCACCTATTGTACCCATTACAAGTTTTGTAATAGCCCCGAATTTTACTTCTTTAGCACTTAAAGTGTCTGATTTAGGAACAGCACTGAATTTTGACATTTTATCCAATACTTGTTTGATATATATAATATCATTTCTGTATGATTTGTTAGACTTGAATCTACCAAATAATTTGATGACGAATTCTTTTGCCTTTTCATATAATTTGATAAGTGCATTTATAATTCTTTTAAAGAATCCACCTTCCGCTTCAGCATAGAAGAAAGCTCCTATCACAGATAAATTTTTTCTTTCCATTAATTCAGATGTAGCTTCTGCATATAAATATGCGTTTCTATCAAATGCAGCCGCAGCTTCAGAATATTGCATATAAGCTTCCATAACATCAGCTTCAGTAGCTTCTGCTACTCCACCATATAAAGTACCAGCAGTTCTCATAGCATTTTGTGCTTCACCGTATAGTGTTGCAAATATATTTGCCATATTTATTTACCTCCTAATTTTATTTTAATTTTTAATATTTTTAACTACCACTATGTTATTTTTACACGAAATAGCACATAAATAGTATATTTTGATGTTCATATGAAAACAGTCACAAACACTTTAAATAGTTAAATTACTTAAAATAAGGAGGAGAATAATTATGTCCGATGTAAAAAGAATGGTTTTTCTACCACTTGATAAAAAGCATCAAAATTATGATGAATCTAATATAGTGGTAGGGGAACTTGTCATAGATAGTGAAACTGGATATGCTTGGCTTAAAGTTAAGTCAGGAGAGCTTATTCCACTTCGTGGTGCAGGATATATAGACTTAATTAATTATATAAATTCTACAACGGCAATAGGAACTGAACCTAAGGCTATTCACTCATTCTTAATAGATACAGCGAAGAAGATACCTAGTAAGAATATACCGACTGGACTATTCAAAGTTAGAGTTCCTATAGAAGGTACAAACGATACAGAGTTTAAAGAGATAGGTATAGTTACAGACGGTGCTAATTGTGTTATTTATACTGGAGAAACTACACCTGATGGTAAACCTGTTACAACTACTGTGACAGATGTATACTTGGATTATAAAGCTTTTAAAACAGCTACAGAAGCTAAACTTTTAAATCATGATACAAGAATAGAATCTGTAGAAACTGAGATAAATCAAAGAGCTAAGGATACAAGAATATACTATGATAAGTTTACTTCAAATGAAGCAGCTGATTTAGTATACTGTATAAACCCTGATACTAAGCCTACTAAACCAACTGAACCTACAAACTACTTATTTGAAACTACAATGGTTTTAGGTATGGATAATGGTGAGTCAGTAAATAGACATACACTTGGGTATCACATGGATTATAAGAATCATAGAATAGACAAGGATAATGCTTATGTAAGAGATATAGGTAATAAAGTAGATTTATCGGTTCTTTTCTATTATAAAGATGAAAAGGTATGGGTAAGACCTACACAAATAGATGGGGAGTTTATACTTCGTGATAAATCTCCTAATGGTGGTTCATTTATACCATATACTGGAGAAGTAACAAAAACAAGTTTTGCCGCTTCAGGTTTAACACCGGGAGATTTAATAGTTCCACTTAATGCTTCTAATAATGAAGAGTCTGTATCATTTACATTTCATCAACCGGGACATGGTTTACCACCAATGTCAGCTTGTTATTTTGATAAGACAGATAATAAGTGGAAACTTGCAACTTTAGAGAATCGTGCTAAATCTATAGTAGTTCCTATAGATGAGAACTGGCTTACAATATATTCAGCTGGACATATTAAGGTTCCAGAAAACGCAAAGGCTAATCTTCGTGATGAGAACTTTGTATCAAATGAAATGTACTATCTGAATCAAACCGTAGACGGTGGATTCCAACTTACTTATCCTGAGTTCATATATCAAGAATTAGGATATGCTTATTCAAAATATGGAGTTATGTGGTTTGCAATCCATATAGATACTCCGGTTGAGCTTATGCCTTATACTGTAAAAGGACTTGCTTCTAAAGCTGACTTATCTAATAGACAACTTGTAGTACAACTTGCAACTCCTGATATAGCTAAACTTGATGAACCATTAGGAACAGTTATGACTGTTGCTGATGATAGTGGAGAAGAGACTTGGCATATAAGAAAGATACAAGCTACAAGAAAAGATGGAGATAGTATACAAATAGCTAACGGATTATGGGCTAATATTATAGAAGTATCTGGAAAGATAAAAGAAGAAGATATGGCTGGTAAACTAGATAAAGGAGCGAACTTTGGTAAGTATGCCGCTGAATATCCTGACGCTGTTGCTATTATTGAAAAGGTATTAAATGGTATAAGATATAAAGAAGGGGACAGATTACAAACATGGCAAGAACTTATGCAAGACTTAGAGCTATATGTAAAGAAAGTACAAATAACTCAAAGTATGACTGAGAATAATGTAGAAAAGATTCCATCTGCAAATATATTCAGCCAACTTGTAAAACTTGTACAAGATATAAGAACTGGACATGTGGGTTCTATAGTTCCACAAGAGAATACAGCTGTACATATTCAATCAGGAATATTACAAAGAACTGCTATAACTATTCAATCTAATATTGACGTACTTTATAATCCTGTCTTATTTATAGATGGACAGCAATACGACAGAGCCTACTGGACATTTAATCCAAGTACAGGTATCATAACTTTAAATGAGCCTTATGATATGTATACAGATGCTAGATGGACAGTAGTTGATATATTCCCTACAGATATAAGATTTATAGCTGATACACCAGCTACAATTCAAGCAGCTCCATACTCACAATCTCTAAAGAATTATGATGTTATAAAGTGTCTTGGAGAAAATAGTAAATATGATGGTGGAATGCAACTTCGTATGGTACTACCAGAATCTGATATTACAAACACATCATCTCCTTGGTATTTCCTAGCAGGACAACCTAGAATAAAGCTAAGAGATAAGTGGCTTGTAGAGCTACCTAAAACTAATATGAAACGTGAGCTTGACTTAAAGATGAGTAGAGATACTTTCTTAACTTATATTAAGAAGAACTCTGTATACACTCTTGAAGACACAGCTGTTGATAATATTGAAGGTATAGGATATGTAAAAGGTAACTTTAAGCATAAATCAGAAAATGTACTTACTTTAAGATTTAATATTAAAGTAACGAAAGACTTACTTGTAGTACCTACTACTAATATAGAAGGACAAATGGATTACTTAAGATTTATAACTAAATTACCTGATGGTATAAATAAATCTGATTTATTATTTGAACACGCTGAAATATCTGTATATGATGCTAAAAGAGAACCTGACTTTGTTGATATGGACGAATATAGATTTATGGACAATTCTCAACAGGCACAACAAAGAAAGACAAGAGTTAAGAAATTCGGATTCCCAGTTATATACCAATATGTATCAGAAGTTAGACCACTTACAAAATATGATGGTATAAATAATCGTGCTACACCTACTGGAAATAAGAATAGAGACGGGTCACTTGAATACTTAGATGACTTATCTATAAATTATGATAGTTACATGGAAGGTATTCGTAAAAATAAAAATTCAGATGTTATTGGTATGGGTAGATTTGGTACTAACCCACTTGAATCTAAATTCCCGCAACATAACGCTTGTATCTTATTGATACAAAGATATTTCCAAGGTCTTGCTATAGGTTTTGATAAGCATATAGGTGATGACTACTGGCTTAATATAACTATTAGAATACCGATGAGATAGGAGGATTAAATGAAATATACACCAGAGAAAACGCATATATATTCACAAGATGGTAACTATATAGCTACACAACCATATAGATTATCAGACTTTAATACAAATCCTCAACAGTTCTTCGATGCTTGGGATAATTCTATGATAGCTACAGATACTTGGTACGATTATCCTTGTCTTGATGGAACTAGAAGAGGAATAAGAGAAATGACAGCTGAAGAAAAACTAACTTCAGGACAAGTCAACTTACAAGATGGACAAATGCTTGACCCTATGACAAATAAGATAGTATCTATTCCTATTCCAAATTGGCTTTTAAAACCTAGATGGAATGATACAAAAAATGAATGGTATGAAGGTTCGACTTATGATGAGTTACACGAATACCTAGTTCAAATGTCTTATAAATGGAGAGATGAAAGATTTGATGTAGGTTTTGATTGGACAGATAGAAAAGGTAAGTCTCATCATCAAAGAGTAAGAGAAAACGATAGAGCAAGATTTCTTGAAACTAAGACTGTACTTGATATTACAAAAGATATTGACCCAAGACAAACTATCGAATGGCAATTTTCGGATACTGATAAGGCTGAGCTAAACTATGATGATGTAAAGCAACTTATTATATTTGGAGGTATGCTAGTTCAAGTAGGATATAGAGTTAATGCTGCTTGGAGAGATATTCCTAAGGAAAATATAGACCTTAGAATACATACAAAAGAAAACTTCTTTAAAGCTATTGATGATGGATTTACTAAGGTTATGCAGGCTCTTATGTCTAAGATAACTCCACCTAAACCAGCAAGTCCAGTTTCGGAAACTACTGAAGAATAAAAAAAAAA